ACATTGGAGTTATCGAGCACTGGGAAAACGAAGTCGAAGGACTCAAGCAAGACCAAGACGGATTAAACGAATTTTATAGGCAGTTTCCAAGAACTGAGAAACATGCTTTTAGAGACGAAACAAAACAATCTTTATTTAACTTAGTAAAAATATACGAGCAAATAGACTACAACGAAGAGTTAACAAACTCTATTCAAGTTACAAAAGGTAGTTTTCAGTGGGAAAATGGAATAAAAGATAGTAAAGTAATATTTTACCCTAACAATGCTGGTAGATTTTTAATATCTTGGGTTCCACCTAAAAATCTTCAAAACAATGTGATTATAAAAAATGGTACTAAGTATCCTGGAAATGAACACGTTGGCGCTTTCGGCTGTGATAGCTATGATATATCAGGAACGGTAGATGGTAAAGGATCTAATGGAGCTTTGCACGGTCTTACTAAATTTAGCATGGAAGATGCGCCACCTAATCATTTTTTTTTAGAATATATAGCTAGACCACAAACAGCTGAGATATTCTTTGAAGAAGTATTAATGGCTTGTTTATTTTATGGCATGCCAATTTTAGCGGAAAATAACAAACCTAGGTTACTATATTATTTTAAGCGTAGAGGATATAGAGGTTTTAGTATAAACCGCCCTGACAAAGTTTGGAATAAATTATCAACTACAGAAAAAGAAATAGGTGGAATACCAAACTCTAGTGAAGATATTAAGCAAGCTCACGCAGCAGCTATTGAAGCTTACATAGAAGACTATGTTGGATTAAATAGCGATAAATGGGGAGACATGTATATGCAGAAAACATTAGAAGACTGGGCTAAATTCAATATAAACAATAGAACAAAGCATGATGCTTCTATTAGTTCTGGTTTAGCGATAATGGCTTGCAATAAAAATAAATACAAACCAACAGCTGAAAGAACTACTATTTCTATTCCATTAGGTTTTAAAAGATATAACAACAATGGCTCAATTTCAAAAATAATAAAATAAATGATTTATACTAACACTAATAGTTCTTTTCCCGACCAGGTAGTACCTGAATCAGTAAAAAACAGCGTAGAATATGGGTATCAAGTAGGTCAAGCAATTGAAGGCGAATGGTTTAGAAATACTAGAAATGCAGGTTTTTCTTATGCAACTAATTTCAATAACTATCACAGGCTTAGGTTATATGCGAGAGGTGAACAACCTGTGCAGAAGTATAAGGATGAATTATCTATAAACGGAGATTTATCTTACTTAAACTTAGATTGGCAACCTGTTCCTGTTATTCCTAAATTTGTAGATATAGTAGTTAATGGAATGTCGTCTAGAAACTATGAATTAAAAGCTTTTGCAAACGATCCAGTTTCATTAGAAAAAAGAACTAAATACGCTACAAATATATTAGATGATATTAATCAAGCTAAATATCAAGAAGCTGTTAAAAATATATTAGGATTAGACATAACCAAATCGCCTAAAATGGACGAAAAACCTAGGAATGTAGAAGACTTAGGTGTGCATATGCAGTTAGACTACAAACAGTCAATAGAAGTCGCTGAAGAAGAAGCTATAAACTATGTATTAGACTGGAATAAATACCCATTAATATCTAAGCGAGTTAATTACGACTTGACAGTTTTAGGAATAGGTGCTGTTAAAACTAACTTTAATTTATCTGAAGGTGTAACTGTAGATTATGTTGATCCAGCTAGTCTTGTTTACTCATATACTAAGGATCCAAATTTTGAAGACATATACTATGTTGGTGAAGTTAAACCAGTTAGTTTGCCTAGCATAAAAATGCAATTTCCTCATTTATCAGATGAAGAGCTAGAGAGAATACAGAAATATCCTGGTAACTCTGAGTACTTAAGAAATTGGAATGGTAGAAATGATCAAAACTGTGTACAGGTATTATATTTTGAATATAAAACTTATGTTGACCAAGTATTTAAAATAAAAAAAGGCAAAAACGGATTAGAAAAATCAATTGAAAAAACTGATGAGTTTAATCCTCCTGAAAATGATAACTTTGATAGAGTTTCAAGGTCGATTGAAGTTCTATATAGCGGTGCTAAAATATTAGGACACCCTATGATGTTAAGGTGGGAAATGTCTAAAAACATGACACGACCTAATGCAGACACAACTAAGGTTAACATGAACTATAGTATATGTGCTCCTAGAATGTACTACGGTAGGATAGAGTCATTAGTTTCTCGTATAACAGGCTTTGCTGATATGATTCAATTAACTCATCTTAAACTTCAGCAGGTAATGTCTAGAGTAGTACCAGATGGTGTATATTTAGATATGGACGGTTTAGCAGAGGTTGATTTAGGTAATGGAACTAACTATAACCCAGCTGAGGCACTAAATATGTACTTCCAAACTGGTAGTATTGTAGGTAGGTCAATGACTCAAGACGGTGGAATGAATCCTGGAAAAGTGCCTATACAAGAATTGCAATCTTCTTCTGGTGGTGCTAAAATTCAAAGTTTAATACAGACTTATCAGTATTATTTACAAATGATAAGAGATGTAACCGGGCTTAATGAAGCTAGAGATGGTAGCAATCCAGATCCTAAGTCTTTAGTAGGTTTGCAAAAGTTAGCCGCGGCAAATTCTAACACAGCTACAAGACATATACTTCAATCAAGTCTATACTTAACTTTAAAGACATGTGAGAACGTTTCTTTAAGAATAGCTGATGCGTTGGAATACCCTTTAACTAGAAGTACTTTAGAATCTAGTATATCTAAATTTAACGTAGGAACTCTAGATGAGCTTTCTAATTTAAGTATACATAATTTTGGTATATTTCTAGAGCTAGAACCAGATGAAGAAGAAAAGCAGGTTTTAGAACAAAATATACAAATAGCTTTAAAAACTCAATCAATTGATTTAGAAGACGCTATAGATATTAGGCAAGTTAATAATTTAAAACTTGCTAATCAAATGCTTAAACAGCGTAGAAAGTTAAAGCAAAAAAGAGATCAAAAAGCGCAGCAAGCAAATATAGAAGCTCAAGCAAAAGCAAATGCAGAGCAAGCTCAATCAGCAGCTATGAATGAAGTTCAGAAACAACAAGCCTTAGCTGAAACTCAAATACAAATAGAAACTTCTAAAAATAATCTTGAAATTGAAAGAATGCAAATAGCTGCACAGTTAAAAGAAAAAGAAATGGAAGTTAAGTTTGGATATGATATGCAGTTAACTCAAGCTGATGTATCTAAAAGCGCTGATAGAGAAGCAATGATAGAAGACAGAAAAGACAAAAGAACTAAAATGCAAGCTACACAGCAAAGCACTATGATAAATCAAAGAAAAAATGATTTATTACCAACTGATTTTGAGTCACCAGAACTCGAAAATTTAAATGGGTTTGGAGCTGAACAGTTCTAAACACATAAACAACTATTAACTATTATATTATATTATGTCAGAGAAAACAGAAACAAAAAAGGATAAAGAAACTAAAGAACCTTTAAAAATAAAAAAACCAAGTTTCAAAAGAGAAAACGATCAAGTTTTTAAAGTTAAATTAAACGAAAAAGAAGATGCCGTTTCAGAGCAGAAAACAGAGAAACTTGTGCTATCTAATAATGAAGAGAAGAAAGAAGAAAGGAAAGAAAATCCTGTGGGATTGCAAGAAGTGGGATCAGTACAAGAAGAAATAAAAAAACCTATAATCGAAGAAGTCAAAGAAGTTGCAAAGCCTAAGTTAAAAATAGAAGAGACTAAAAAGCCAGAAATGCCTGAAAACATTCAAAAACTTGTTAGTTTTATGAGAGAAACAGGTGGAAATATAAACGACTACGCTAGACTTAATGCTGATTACTCAAAGGTTGATGACAACACTTTGCTAAAAGAATTTTATAAAAAAAGTAAACCACATTTAGATCAAGAAGAAATTGAATTCGTTATGGAAGATAATTTTTACTACGATGAAGATGTGGATGAAGATCGCGATATAAGAAAAAAGAAACTCGCGAAGAAAGAAGAAATTGCTAAAGCTAAAAACTTTCTTGAAGATTTAAAGAGTAAATATTACGACGAGATCAAGTTGAGACCGGGCGTTACTCAAAAACAACAAGAAGCTTTAGAGTTTTACAATAAACATAACCAAGAAAAAGAGATCGCTGAAAAGCGTCATGAGAGTTTTAGAAATGGTACTTCAAATTTATTCAACCAAGATTTCGAAGGTTTCGAATTCAACTTAGGTGAAAAAAGATTTAAGTACAATGTAAACAACTCAGATGATGTTAAAGAAAAACAATCTAGTCTTTCTACGTTTATGAACAAGTTTGTTAATAAACAAGGAGAAATAGAAGATTTTCAAGGCTATCACAAAGCTATGTACACAGCTAGAAATGCTGACGCTATAGCTAATCATTTTTATGAGCAAGGCAAAGCCGATGCTGTTAAAGATGTTATGGCTAAATCTAAAAATTTAACACAGAATCCTAGAGCTACTGCTTCAGGAGACGTGTTTGTTGATGGGTTGAAAGTTAAAGCAGTTAGTGGTGTAGATAGTTCTAGGTTAAAAATAAAAACAAAAAAATAAAAACTAAAAACTAAAAATTATGGCTTTTAATACTAGTGGGAGTTTTCCTGCTTCATTAGTGCCAGCTCAACAGCAAATGACATTAGCTTCAAACTATTTGTCTTTTGATGGTGCTGCTGGGGGCAACTTTGCTCAACAATATTTACCTGAGCTTTATGAGCAAGAGGTAGAAAGATACGGAAACCGAACTATTGGTGGTTTCTTGAGAATGGTAGGCGCTGAAATGCCTATGACTTCTGATCAAGTAATTTGGTCTGAACAAAATAGATTACATATTGCATATAAAGATTCTACGGCTGCTGCTGTAGCTGGTGTTGGTTCTGTTACTATTACAGTTACATTGAACTTAACTGCTGCTAGTTCTCCTTCTGTTACTGTGACTGATGGAGCTATTAGAGTTGGTCAAACAATTTTAATCTCTGACAAAGCTACAGGTCTTATTACTGCTAAAGCAATAGTTAGATCACTTGCTAACTCTGGTGGAGCATTAACAAATGATGAATTAACTTGTGTTCTTTATGAATCAACTGCTGCTGCTTTTCCAGCTGCTTTAGAAGTTGCTAACGGTATAAACCTGTTCGTATACGGTTCTGAATTTGGAAAAGGTACAGAAGGAATGCTTGGTTCTGTTGAACCATCTTTTACTCAATACCACAATTCTCCAATCATCATGAAAGATAACTTTCAAATCAATGGTTCTGACACTGCTCAGATCGGTTGGGTTGAAGTATCTACAGAAGATGGTCAAGATGGATATCTTTGGTATTTAAAGTCTGAATCTGAAACAAGATTAAGATTTGAAGATCAATTAGAGATGTCTATGGTTGAAGGTGAATTAATGACAAATGGAGATCAAGCTTTTGGTGGCGCTGGCGCTGTAGCTGGTACACAACAAGGTATCAAAGGTACAGAAGGTTTATTTGCTGCTATCGAGTCAAGAGGTAATGTATACTCTGGTTTTGCTGGAGCTGCTGCTCCTGGTTCAGGTGCTTTAGGTGATTTTGATGAAATCCTTAAAAACTTAGACAAGCAAGGTGCTATTGAAGAAAACATGTTATTCTTATCTAGAGCTACTGCTCTTGATTTTGACGATATGATTGCTGCTGTTAACGGTGGATTTGCTTCTACTGCTGCTGCGTCTTATGGTTTATTTGAGAATGATGGTGATATGGCATTAAACTTTGGATTTTCTGGTTTCAGAAGAGGTTCTTATGACTTCTAGAAAACTGACTGGAAATATCTAAATGACGCTTCATTAAGAGGATTAGACAAAGAGATCGATGGTGTATTAGTACCTGCTGGAACTACTACAGTTTACGATCAAATGTTAGGTTCAAATATCAGACGTCCTTTCTTACACGTAAGATATAGAGCTTCTGAAACTGAAGATCGAAGAATGAAGTCTTGGGTAACTGGATCTGTTGGTGGTGCTTATACTGACACTTTAGATGCTATGACTGTAAGTTTCTTATCTGAAAGATGTTTAGTAACACAAGCTGCAAACAATTTTGTATTGTTTAAAGGAGCTTAAATAGTATATAATGAGAGTGGCTTTT